ATCGCGATGAAGTTCTTGTCGATCTGCTGCGTGCCGGGTACATAGAAGTGCGTCTTAATGAGATCCTTCGCGGGGCTTTTGCTGCCCGTTCGGATATTGTCAAACTCCAGCACGTTGTCCCCCGTGTTCATCAGAAGATTAACAACGCTCTGGTTTTGCAGCAGCGCTTTCTTCAAAGCCTGCTTTTGGTCAATGATGCTCTTATAGTGAGCCACAGTCCGCACCTCCTTACCACTCGACCACGCGGATCGTCAGCTCCGCCGTCGAGCCAAGCGTATCGCTCACGGCGCGCACGGTGATGACCGCGCCGACAAAGCGCTCGTCCGTCGCGGCGCGCAGCGTCACCACATCGCCGCCGCTGTGAACGACCTCCGCCGCGCCGTCCGCCAAATCGTACTCCATGCGGTAGTCAAATCCCGTTACCTCCGCGCCGTCCGCGTCCACGCAGCCGACCGCGATGCTCTTCTCCTCGCCGAGCGTCAAGCGGAAGTCTCCGTCGAGGTCTTTGAGCGTCAGCGTGTAACCGCTGCTGCCGGTCTCCTCATTCTCCTGTCCGTCCTTCGGCTGGTAGAAGTCCGCGATCATCTCCTCGCGGCTGTCCGTGACCTCGTTGAACTGCGACTGCAGCACCATCCACTGCAAAAGCCCGTCATCAAACTGTTCCACGCCCACGGCGTAAGAGGTGGAGTCCACCCTTGTCACGCTGTAGACGCTCGGATTGTCACGGTTCTTGTCCATGATGAAACGGAACCCGTTGTCAATCGGGATCGTTTCGCGGTTATACGGGATATAAACGAGGATCTTGTCATCCCCGATAGACATGTTGGTTTTGTTCGCCTCGCCGTCGCCGTACTGCGTCGCGTTCTCGCTGCGGATCGGGTATTCCACGATCTCGCCGGTCAGCGGAGACAAAAAGCGAAGCGTGTGGTTGCATTTCCAAAGCACGGCTTTTTCGTACACACGGTTGTTGTCCGGCACGCCGCTGACCAACCACAGCGATCCGTCGTAGCGGACATACTGCCCGCAATGCAGCGTTCCGATGCGGCAAAGGATCTGCCGCACGGTCGAGCTGGTGTAGGTGTCGCTCGTCTTCTGCTGCACGATCGCGCGCACGCGCTGCGGCGTGGCGGTGATCTTCTTGTCGTAGATCAGTACATCCGCACCGATTGCGGAGGCAAGCAGCTCATCAAAGCCGTCCTGCCCGTACGCCCAGAACTCGTCGTTTTCAAAGCCGCTGTTGAAAAGCGGTCTCGTCATCCGATACCACTTCTTCGATTCATCCGACATACTTCCCACCTCCTCAGTTGTAGGCGGGATCTTTCTGTCGGTGCAGCAGGCTCTCCACACGGGCGAGCTGGTCGTCAAGCTCCTGCTTCGTCACGCGCTTCGTCGCGTCCTGTCCGGTGAGCTGCACGTCCTTGCCGTAGATACCGTTGAGCGCCATCACGCGGGAAAGCTCGCGCTGGAGATATTGGACATACATCATCTGCGCAAGCGTGCGCTGCACGGTCATGTCAAGGTCGCCCGAAAACTCGCTCGTCTCTGCGCTGTATCCAAGCGGCGCGTCGATGTTCAGCTCATAGTCCGCGACGGCGACCGCCAGCCATGCTTTTTCCAAGCCCTCCGGAATATCGAACTTCGTCAAAGGCATGGAATGGAAGATGGTCTCGATGTCCGAAAACGTAGTCGCCATAACCACGCCTCCTTTCGATTATCAGAAATCGCGCTGATCCGCGAGCACACGCAGCGCGTCGACCTTCCAGGTCTCCGCGTCCTCAGCGCCGACCTTGAACGCGATATCCACGAGCATACGCTTCTCCGCGTCGGTGCTCACCAGCTCGCGAAGACGCTCGTTGAACTTCGCCTTGCTCTTGATCGCGAGCAGCGCCTTGACAGCCTCCTCATCCAGGACGATCGGCTCGCCAGTCTGCTGCTCGTCGAGGCCGAACACATCGCGGCGCGCGGCGTCATCCACGATACGAATACGCGCGTGATCGCCAAGCCCATCCTCGCCGGTGAACATCTTGTTGCCGAGCTGGATCTGCGCCTGCACCTCATCGCGGGAGAGCAGCGGATAACCCTTCGCGTTCGCGGGGATCATCACGTCGCCCTGTCCGGTCGCGCGGTGGAAGTACAAAGGCCATGAGCACAGATTGTCTACCAGAACATTGTTTGTCGCCATGATCGTAAATTCCTTTCATAACCCACTATGGGGCGTATTTGGGTATCGCAAAAACAAGGAGAGGCCGTAAAGCCTCTCCCTGTAATTATCCGCCCGCAGACGGCTCAGATTTCAAATGAAATTCTTAGCCGACGTTGGGACGCTCGTAGTTCGTGTCGGAGATGAGACCGATCTGGTCTTCCATGCCCTCCGCGATACCAGCGCCGAACTCCATGTCGAAGCGCGTCATGTGCTGGCGCGTCACGATGTCGTCGCCGGTCATGCTGGTCATGCCGCCGCGCAGGAAGCACTGCAGCGGAGAAACGCTGCCCTGCGGCAGGAAGAACAGGAGTCCCTGCGGCATGTAGAGGTCGTAGTCGGTGCCGGCAGCGTTGAGCTTCGTCCAGTTGATCGCGTTGGGAAGCTCGGTGACATACGCGCCGTTGTAGAAGCTGATGAGGCCGGTCTTGCGGATCTCATCCGCAACAACGTCAGCGCCGAACGGAATGGTATTCGCGCCAACGGTCAGGTAGCCGGCAAAGTCGTTGAACTGGCTCACGACGCTGTAGTCGCCGGCGATGTTGACCTTGCCGTAACGACGCATGGACTTGAGCATGTTGTCAACGCCGGTCTTGGTGATACCGGTGGACTCGGCAAAGTGCTTGACGCCGCTGGCGTTCTTGAGACCGTTGTAGAGAACGGTCATCACGAAGTAGACGGCCTTGTTCTGCATGTCGATCTTGACCTGATTGACGCCCTCGGCAAGGTTGCCGTCGAAGTTGCCGCTCTGCAGCTCACGGTAGTCGATGCTGATGCCGCCGCTGATCGTCTGAGTGGCGATCGGATACTCGCGCCAGTTGACGGCAGCGAACGGCACGTCGGAGCTGCCCGCCTGGAAGCGGCTGTCGACGCTCTCGTACTTGTAGGTCTTCATCATCGCCTGCTCGTTGTAGCCGATGCGCTTGAAGGAACCCATAAAGTTGAAGAGCTTGATCGCCTGCATCAGCTTCGGCTCGATGGAGAAACGGATGATCGCGTTGATCTCACTCTGGGCGACGGGATCGCCGTTCAGAGCCTTCTCAGCAAGCGAGCTGATCTCGGCGACGGACTTGTCCAGAACCTTGTCGCTGACGTTGGGGCGATTGCCCTGCACCAGCGCGGAGAAAACCTCCACGATGGGAGACTTTTCGGTGACGCGCGCCGGAGCGTTGTCAGGACGGGCGTTCGCCATATTGATTTCATAGATAGTGCTCATTGTATAGCCCTCCTTTTCTTTTCTTACTGCACGCGGATCACGGCAAGCACGCCGTTACCCATGTAGGCGGTCTTCTCGATGACCTCGAAATAGACCTTGTAGCCGTCAACGTCGGCGGTCTTCTCCAAAAGACCTCCGATGCCGAACACGAGCTTGTCGTTCACTGCGACGGAAGCGTACGCGGTGCTGATCTCGCTCGCGGCGAACTCGATTTCGAGATTGCCAACCGTGGTGAGGTCGTCCGCGCGGACATACTCACCGGTCTTGACCTCGACGGTCTGGGAGAAGTTGTGCATCTCCGGCTTGTCGTTGATGTTGGTCACGATGCGATAGGCGGCCTTCGCCTCATCCGCAGTGGTCGGCAGCTTTGCGGTCTTGTTCACCTGATTGAGAATGACGCCCATACCGACCTTCATGTCGACGGCAGCCTTGCAGTTGCCGACGTTCTGCACGTTCTTGAACGCGCCAATAGTCTTGTACTTCATGTTGGTATTCCTCCTTCAAAAATTAGTACACGCTGACGTCATCGTCAGGCTGGTCTTCGCTCTTGGGAGCGGTTTCTGCGATTGCGAACACGTCGATCTCGCTCGCGGCGTTCTGCTCGCTCGTCTTGGCAACCTGCGCCGCACGCACGATCTCCGTGCAGATCTTGCCGACGATCGCGTTGATCTCAACGCTGCCGGGATTCTCGTTAAAGGCGTTGATCTCCGCCTCCGCGACCTTGCGCTGCTCCTCGGTGTAGGGCGCGAGCGCCGCGTTCAGCTCAGCCTTGAGCTGTTCGTTCGCAAGCTCGGTGTTCTTGGCCTCCATCTCTGCGATTTTGGCGTTCAACTCCTCGACCTTGGCGTTCGCCTCGGTAAGACCGGCCTCCTTCGCGTCGAAGTCCGCGCGAAGCTGAGCCTTTTCCTCCTCGACGTGCGCGATCTGGGCTTCCTTATCCTTGATCTCCGCCTCAAGCTCCGCGATCTTCGCGTCCTTGGCGGAAAGCTGCGCCCAGTATTCGTCCCAGCGGTTGTTGGCTTCCACCATAGCGTTCGAGACGGCCGCCTTCGTCTTGTTCAACATTTCCTCAAAATCCATGCTGTCATCCTCCTTCGCATTTTTCTTATTATTTAACTCCATCACGATCGCCGTCTCATCTGCCGGCTTGATGCCGAGGATCGCGTAACCGCTGTAATCGTAGATCTGCGGCACGCGCCCCTGCTCCTTCCAACCGCCGGAGTAAATAATCTGACCTTCGTTTTCCGGCTTGCCGGCGATCTCCACGCTGCCCTTGACGGTTCCGTCCGCCATGTGCTGCGTCAGCCAGTCCACGAACTTCGGATAGCGCATCTCGTCCAGCCACCCTTCCGCGATCAGAACGCGATGGGTTTGCCCGTCGATCTGCACATCGTCCACATACGCCTTATCGAAAAACCCGACCATCGTGGCGTCCTCGAAAAGTGGCATATTGTTGCGCGCGCCGGTCATACCGTGACCGTACGGAACGTCGCGATCTCCCGTCAAAAACTCAACGGTAAGCGACATGCCCTTAACGGACTCGATGTTGTTGCGCACATACTCCTCATTCCACGAGATGCCGTTTTCCTGCCAGCTCTGATCGTTGGGAAAGATCTCGTGCAGCACGACCTTGATGTGCCGTCTGCCCGCGACCGTCGATTTGCTGGCAATCTCGAAAATGGGAAACTTCATTTTGGATCTCTCAAACATCCTGCCTCACCTCCCCTCAAGTGCCTGGGGACGGCAGAGCGTTCCCGTCGTTCTCCGTCGTGCTCTCCGTGCTGGGATTCTGCTCGGCTCCGGCGTGGCTCTTGTCCACATCGTCGTCGGGCGCATCCTTGCCCGTCATGGTGAACGATGTCTTATGCACGGGATAGACATTCTCAAAGTCCTCATCAAGCTCATAGTCCATCAGCGTCAGATAGTCGTCCGCGTTCACGCCGCTTGCGGCGATCCACGCGATCAGGCTGCCCTTGCCGCGCGCATAGAGGTCGGAGAGGATCTTCACGAGCTTTTCGCGGTTTGCGAACGTGATCGGCAGCACGCGGAACTCCACACGGTAATCCGCATCCTTCATTGCGCCGTAGCCAAGGCACTTGTTCAGCTCCTCAACGACCGCCTCGATCCATGTGAACACCTTGTTTGCGATGATCTCCAGATTGAGCGACGCCGTAGCGTAGTTGCCCGTTGAGCTGCCGCCGAGCGCGGCGGCGGAGAAGCCGATGCCGTCGTTGACCTTATCCTTGATGCCGTTGTCGTTCTCCTCGTCGAGAATGTCGACGTCGACCGGAAGCCGTTCCATCTTCGTGCCGGCCGCAAGGGAAAAGAAGCTCACGCCGTTTTCGCTGCGCGTGGTAAGCGCGCCCTTTACGGTGTCGTGCTGCTTCTTTTGCTGCTTGTCGGTCAGCGCGGATGTACCCTTGTCCTTGCCCTCCGGAAAGGTCTCGTAGTAGATTTGGTTGTTCACCGTATCGAGCACATGGCGCTTGGTCTTGGTGAAGTAGTTGGCATAGTCGATGTCATCGAGCGCGGCGACCGCAAACGGTACGCCGAAGGGATCGTTGACGCCGCTTTTGATCTTGACCACGATCGTCTTGCGCCAGTCGAGTCGCAGCCAGCACTCGCCGTTCTTGAAATCTCCCTTGTGATACTTTCCCCATCCGTCCTGGATCTGCTTAGGGAAGCTCGCGAGCTTTCGCTTCTGCTCATCCTCACTCATGCCGTCGAAATACCGCAGGTCAAACGCCGCCTCATAGCAGTTGTTGCGCCGCCCGATGATGCGCACATAATCCACCGGCAGCGTAAAAACCATCGTGTTTACACCGCTCTCGTTAATCTCCGAAATGCTCCGGATGTCTTCATCGGTCAGCGCCATGCGCCGATCCACGCTCACACGGCGCGTTTCCATATACCCGACGTACATGCCCTCGTTCGCCGCGTGATGAATGGCGTTGCGGATGACCTCCTTATACCGGATCGAGCGCAGCACGGCGTTCATCCGATCGCGCTGATCCCTGCTCGCGCCGCGCGCGACGTCCGCGCGCTTGGGTTTCGTCACCACGATGTAGTCCAGCGAGTGCAGCGTTTCCAGGCTGTCGATGGCGTTCGTTACCGTGCCGTTTGCGTAATACGCCCACTTCGCCCACCGGCGCAGCTCACGAATATACGTCATGGGATTGCGCGCCATGCGCTGCACAGCCTCCGGCGAATACGGCGCGCCGACACATTCCGAATGGTCGACGTTGATGTTTACCCACGCGCCAAACGAATTGACCTCGCCGCCCTGCACGCTCTCCGGCGCGCTTGCCGCGCTCTGCTCGGTCTGCGGCGCGGCGCTTCTGCTGCCGCCCCTCGGCTCAAAAAGCCGAAACCTCGATTTTTCTGCCATGCTGCTCTCACCTCCTTTTTTCAGTTAAATAATGGCGTGTACTCGTATTCGGTGCTGTCGGAGAAAAGGTCTTTTTCCAACAGTTCGATAAAGTAGTTGCCGTAAGAAACCGACGTGTAGCGGTCTTTCCGCTCCGTCGCCCTCTCTGCGATCTTGATAAGCTGCGTCTGATCCATCACCGTGTACTCCAGTGCGATCATCTCGTTTACCAGCGCCACGGTCTCCAAATACGGACGCTCATAGAAGATCTGCAAATCAACATCCGCCTCGGCATACTCCGGCACGCGGCGGGCAAGCTCCTCAACGCCCTCCTGATGGTTCACCATCAGGTCGATCATGCGGTCGGTCAGCGTCTTTTTCATACACACCGCGATCGCGCTGTTCATCTCAAGGCTCGCCTTGATCGAGAAAACAACTTCCTTTTGTCCTGCGATGACCACGCGGCCTTTGAGCTTTTCGTCGTTCATGCACGTCCACGGCTCGTACTCCACGTTGCGTTCCTCGTCATAGAGCACCTTGGCAAGGCTGTCGTAAATCGAAACACCCGCGTTTCGCGTATCGAGCACGCAATAATCCGCGTCAAAGTCAGCGAAAAGCTGCTTGATGCGGATTGCCTGCTTCGTCGTTTCAAATTCACTCTGCGCCTCGATGTAGACCACCTGACGCCGATAACCCTGCTTGACCTCGATGTGCTCGCCGCCCGTGTCGGTCGACTTGTATTCCTTGCTCTCCGGCAGCGCGCGGATGCACGAATAGATCGAGTTATCATTCCCGTTGCCGCCCTCAGAGGCAATATCGCACGCGATGATGCGGATTTCGCCCTTCTGCTTGGGAATGGCATACTTGTTCTTCGTGTGCGACAAGACATCCTCGTTGCGGCGCGGATAGAAAGCGCGCTTGATGACGCGGTTTTTGTTCAACAACTCGTAGGTGAAGTAAGCGTGCGCGTTCTCGGAAACCATCTGATTTTCGTACTCGATCGCCCACGCAACGCGGTCGAGCTTCTTGCGCTCCTTGATGAGGTAATTGCGCGTCTTGATCTTGTGCCGCAGCGCGATGGAATAATCCATCGCGATAAGCATGGAGGTCTTGTTCGTCAGCATGTCCTTGGTAAAGAGCTTGATGATGCTGTTCCACATCCAATGGCTCTTGTACCACGCGGAGCTGATGTAGACCTCCTTCGGCTCCTCGTTCAGATCCTCATACTCCTCTTTGTCCATAAACGGCGCGTGCCGCACCACAAGAAACGGCGAGAGTACCGTATCCACGATCTTTTTGAGGATCATGCGGAACTCTTCGTAGATGATAAAAGTCGCGCGGTGTCCGCGCGCCGTTTCGATCGCCGGCACGACCACGATGGAGCTGCCGTTTTTGAAGATGACCTCCGTTTGGTTCTGGCTATCGCGGAACGTCTCGATCTCCTCGGAAAGCAGCGGCGCGCGCGGCAAGATGATCGTTTTGATCTTCTCGCTCACGATGAGCTTTGCCTGCCCCTTGGTCGCTGACGCGATCACGATTTGCGATCCGGGATACAAAATCGACATCACGCACGCGCCGACCGCGATGATAAAGCTCTTTGCGTCGCTTCGCGCCGCGACGACGCAAAGGCTCGGAAACCAGAACATGAACAAAAGAATAATGTGCTGGTACAAATGGAGCTTCATGTTGAAATACTGCTCGGCAAACCGCCCAGGGTTGCGCCGCCAGAACGTCATCCAATCCAACAGCCGCTTGACGTGCTCCGGATCGCTGAGGTAGTCCTTCGCCGAAAATTTCTCGTGTAAATAAAGCTGATTGTCGTCCATCAGCTCTTCGTAATTCATTTCCATGCCGATCACTCCTCCGCGCCGGACAGGTTGAACTCCTTGTCCATCTCCTTAGAGCCGGTCAGCAGATTGCGCAGCGGGCGCGCCATAAAGCGCTCAATGTACTCGCCGAGCTGGTCGTAATCGGAGTAGAGCTTCTTGTCCTTGAAGAACTCGGCCGGCGTAAACTGCTCGATGTCGCGGTACAATAGTCCGATCGGCTTTAGCTCAACCGCTTCCGCAGCGGCTTTCTTACGGTCTTCGATCTCCGTCGTCGCCGCTTCAATGAAGCTCTTGTACGAATTGGCAACCGTTCCGATATTGCCGCTGCCATTCTGCGTGCTCTTTTGCAGGTTGAGCCGCAGATAGCACATCGTCACATAAAGCTCCTCCTGCCGCTTGTCGATGGGCTTTCCCTCTTTCTCCACCCAACTGTCGTACTCGGCCTGCATCGCGTCATAGTCGCTGTCGGAAAAGCCAAGTCCGAAGCGACGCGCCGTGTCAATGTCGACGCCGTTCTTCTCCGCCTGCTCAAGGCTTTCCGCGTTCTGCGCTTCGCTTTCCCATCGCTTGACCAGCGTATCCGCGTATGTCGAGCCGACCGCGCTCTGGTTGAGGTTGAGCTTGGCGACATAGGCGCTCATGCGGTTGCGATCCGCGCTGATCTTTCGGCTTGCCGCCCATGCCGTCTCGTCGACGTACATGTCCGTGATTTGACAGATGCGCTCCATCGCCGCGTCTTCGTCCTTATCGAAGAAGTCGATGTACTGGTCAAAGAGCTGCCCGATGCAGCGCTTGCAAATGGTCATATAACCGTTATTCCCTTTGTAGATCGGGGATTTGGAAACATTGAAATTCCCTTCCTGCTTGGCGTACTTGTGTCCGCAGCAGGAGCAACGGTACGACTCATCCGACACGACGCGAGGCTCAATGTCGCTCGGCTTCGCGTTCTTATTGACCTTGGGAACCGTCTTTTTAAGCTGCTTCTTTGCCATAGCGACACCTCCTTTCGCAGCCTGAAAAACATAAAAAGAAAGAGCAGAGGGGAGTCGTCTCTGCTCTTCGTATATCGCCGCCGCGTCCGCTGACCGCGACGGTTCCGCCGTTTCTACTCATGGCAGATCGGCAAATGGTTGCGGGTGCTGGATTTGAACCAGCGTCTTCGCCGTATGGGGGCGACAAGGCATCCGCTCCTCCAACCCGCAGTATTAAGACTTGTCAGCGTCCGCCACAGGATACAATTCCTGTGGCGTCATCGCGCTCGTCAGCTTGATATACCCGTTCGGGACGATGCGCCAGAGCGTAAAACGCCCTTTTTCAACGCAATGGCTCACGCAATACTCCCTGCCGGACTTTGTGATGTAGTGGACGCCATGCCCGTTTTCACTCGTCGGCAGCTTACGCGCCGCCTTTTCCTCGGTTGTTGCCTTTCTGCTTGCCATAGAAAATTGTCCTCCAGTTCGGGTATAGAATAATCAGTGCCTTTCTCATGCGTCCAAAAACGTCGAGCTTTCACCGCCAGTCCGCAGACCTCGGAGGGCTTGAGATTTTTACTTTTCCTGTTTGGCGAGCTTCCCCAAGTCGCCGCTCTTCACGGCCTCCTTCAGATTCTCGCCCGGTCTGAATGACACAACCGGATAATCGGGCAGCACGCGGTTTTCACCCGTCGCCACATTATGCGCCAAGCGCCCCTTGTGCGTCTTGACCTCAAACGTGCCGAAGCCGTACACCCGCACGCTCTCCCCGCGTACCAGCGCCTCAGAGATGATACGAAACAGATCCGTGATCACCTCGCCGGCCTGCCCCTTGCAGTATCCGAGGTCGGAGAGCGCCGACGTCATATCCTCTTTGAGCAAATGGTATCATTCCTTTCGTTTGGCTTTCACAGCCGAATTTGGTATGTGGCGTCCGCACCAACGCCGCTTCTGAAGAACATCAAAAGCTGCCCCGGCGTCGAATAGAGCCGCTTGTCATTGGCATAGTCATCCACGCCGCAAAGTGCGCGCACGATCATCGCCTCAACGCCAAGCTCCTCAAACTCCTCCTTGTGGTGCTTGTCGGCCAGCAGCACATAGTCAATGCCGGTGCCGTACTTCTTCTGGAACAACGTATTGAGCGTCCGTCCGGCACTTCTCACGTTGTCAAGGTCGCCGTGCGTCGCGCAGACATGGTATCCGCAGACGTCGAAATACAAGAACTCGTAGTATTCCGCCTCCGGGAATGTGACGTCGCTGCGCTCGCCAAGGCGCTGCTCCAGCCACCACGGGATCAGCCGCTCCATGTTGTCGGCGTGGATGCTGTCTTTCTTGTTCTGTACCGTACGCAGGTGGTTCCCGTACGTCGCGTGGACGACGGTTTCCTCCACCTCGTCGGCAAGCACGGCGATCGCGCGGGCGATGATCTCGCTCACCTGCATCACCTGTTCGCACACAAGCTCCTCGCTCGCCACGCGCACGCTCGTATGGATCGCGCCATGCGCCATGTCGCCCAGCAATACGACGTGCAGCCTCTTCGGGCGGTGCAGCCGCAGCCTGTCGATCACGGCGTCGACGAGCGTTTCCACGCGCTCGCGGCAAACGTCGGTGTCGTAGTGCTGCCAGATGTTGTTCGTCACCATGCCGTAGTGCCAGTCGGCGAGCACCAAAACAGCTTCGTCGTCGCACGGCAGATACTCCCTGTCCTTATCCACCGCGAGCGGCACGGACTCGTTCAGCTCGCGCGCAGCAGCGACCAGGCGGTCTTCCAGGTTCTCCTCGCGCCCCAGCTTGTCAACGAGCTTGTTAAACTCGCGGCGCTGGTCGTAGAAGCGTTTGGCTTCCTTGCGCATCTTCATGGTCTTGGCCTCGATCTCGTCGAGGTAGGCGCTTTTCGCCGTGTCGGAGGACGCGCCCAGCTTCTTCTTGAAGTGCTGCATCACCGCGTAACCGGAGTACGGCGTCACCGCCGCAGCCTTGCGCAGGCTGTCCCTGTGGCAATCGAGGCCAAGCGCCTCCACGATGTCCTGCCAGTCCAGATCCTCCGGCTGCTCCTCCACCTTTGTCGCAATCAGCCGAAGCCCGTACTCATACGCATCCTCGCCCTCGCGCCTCTCATACTTGGGATTCACGTCTTCCGTCACCTCTCTCCTGTCGGCGGCATCTCGCGCCGCCGTTCAATCGTGATCGTCACGTCCGGCACGCCGTCCCAGCGCTTGAGGATTTCGCCGATGGCATAGCTGCACACCGCGTCATCCCGATACTCCGTCACCGTCTGGTCGGCGCAGTCGATCGTGGCGTGCTCATATCGTTCGATCCTGTCCTGAAACGCCATCAGCGATCACGACTCCAATCATGCCGCCTGCGACGTTCGCGCATCGCCCTGCGCCTGTCGAACTCGCGCACCAGCTCCGCCGCCGCCTCGTTCGTGTCGGCGATCGCGCGCATCAGCTCCTCGGACTCCGTGCAGAAGTAATGGTGGCGCTTCGTGCGCTGCTTCATCGTGCGCGGATACTTGTACTGGGGGTACAGCTTCTCCAGAAGCATCTTTTCGTCCTTGGTAATAGAGATCACAAAACTTCATCCTTTACATTTAGATTTGAACAAGATCGTCAACACAACTATCTTTCGTGCATACGCGCGAAAAAAGTGCTATCCTTCTCTTATCCAAAATGCCCTAATTCTGGAATCTCCGAAATCACCAATTAAAACTGTCCGCTGCACGCAATTTGTTCAGAATTATTCGAGGGAAAAACGTTCGATATTGTTTGTTATTGTTTATTTTCAACAAATATCATCCTCTATCTTGTGTGGAATTGACGGAACCTTACGAAAGCGAAAGCCGTAGATCGTCACGCTGCCGGCTGCCGAATCGTCCTCCTCCAGTACCATGATCGGCTCGCGGCTCTCCTCGATGAGGTCAAGAAAGCTCTGGTTGGGAAGCGTAAAGAGCATATAGAATAGACTGCGGGAGATGTCCTTGTTCTGCGGTTCCTCGATGGCGAGCAGCAGCCGATACGCCGTATGACGATTGAGCTGGATCGACTTGATGTAGTCATAGCACTCCTCGCGGATCTCGCCGACGAGCGACGCCTTTTCCGCGTTATCCATGCCGCTTTCCTTATCGTCCCACACCGCCTTGATCTGCGCGCGCATATTGCGCACCAGCTCCAAAATGCGATTCACTTGCTCATACCAAACATTACGGTTTGATATTTCATTGCAAACAATGAGCATTTCAGAAAACGGCACAAAACCGCTTTTCTTTCGATTGGCACGAAAACTGTTGAGGCTGTGCTGCAAGTAATCCATCGTCGTGTCGTGAAAGCGATAGTTTTTCCGCGCGCTGTCATAGTAGCCCTTCATGCGCGCGATCTTGCCGAAGAAATTCGGCTTGACCTGCCGCCCGTCCTCGTCGCGGATCTCGTACTTCTGCTTGAGCCGCCGCAGCTCGCCCACGCTGTCCACCGCAAATTCCTTTTTCGCCTTGTCGATCTCAAGCCCGCTGAGCACGTCGAGCTTGGCGATGTCGCAGTAAAGCTCCTCGACGTCCGCGAACGTCCTGCCGCCATTGAGCGTGTGCCAGAGTCGCGTGTTCAGCTCCTGCGAGAGGTTGACGATCTCGCCGATCTTGTTGACACTCGTTTTGATGTCGAGGTCTGCCTGCTCCGCCCATGTGTAGTGGCGCACGACCTTCTTGGCCTCCACCATGCTCGTCGGTACCAGAAAGCGGTCGTAATTGCGCTCCGCCGCGCGGATGAGGATGGGGTTGTCGGTGAGCAGCATCGTGTCGCTGTCAAAGTCTGCGCCGGAAAGCCGCATCAAGATGTTCTCGCCGATGCTGTTGATGCAAACGATTTCCCTTGTGGGGTTGAAATATCGCTCGATTTCGTCGTTTTTGCGGTTTTTTGTCAGCAAAATGTTCCCCATCGTCACATGGGGACTGCGGCTGCCGAGCACCGTTTGGTTAAACCGAAAACGCTTGGAGTAGATGTTGCCGACGCCGATCTGACTCGTTCCGTCAAATTTTCCAACGGCTGACAAAAGCATCTCCACCGGATTGCCGAGGAGCGTCGAGTAATTGCCGTCCACCATCAAATGCCCGCGCCGAAGCGTCTTCATAAAGGACTTCATCAAATCGTGCTTAAAATCGTAGTAAAGCCGCGTCTGCGAAAACTTGTCACTCACGCCGAGCATCTGGTAAACCACATCGTTCGTCGTCGCTGCGGCGCTGATCTCCTCATCCTCGCCGCCGTATCGGATGTGGTAGCGCAGCACGGCGGGATCTTGGTGGATCATCTGCAAATAGTCAAGCGACGGCTTGACCAGCGCGGCGACATCCTCCTGCGACATCTGCAAGGTATTGAGGAGCTGGTAGTGCGTCATCACCAGCCGCCCGTCAAAGAAATGCGTCGGTTTCTCGTGCTTCACCACACCGAAGCTCCCGTCCTCATCCAAAAGCCTCAGCCAGTTTTCAAGCGTTCCGAATTTCACATACTTAATGCTGCTCGGCGTCGTGATGATCTTGATGTCCTCCACACGCTCGGCGAGCGTAAAGCCATTGAGCTGCGAAACCTCCGTAATGCCGTAGTCGGCAAAAAACGTCTGAATGTTGGTGTTGAAGCACGCGGACTTAAAGAAACGGTTGCGAAGCAGGATCATGCCGCGCTCCTGGTACGCGCCCATCGCGCTCTTGTCGATCAGCGATTGCCCGTCCCAAATGCTGTTTTCGACGTCCACATCCTCCGGCTTCGACTCAAGCCATCCGTCCTCGCCGATGCGGGAAACCACGGCGCAGTCGCGGAAAACGCTCTTGTAGTCGTCGATAACGAGGAAATTTTCAGGCCGCAGCGTGATGGTGTCGATGATACTGCTGAGCGTCAGCGCGATATACGCCTCCAGAGCCGCAAGGTCGATTTCCTGCCCCTCGCGAACATGCAGCCCGCACATCTCCCACCGGTGCATCCGACTGTAAAGCTGCTCGTCGATAAAAAGGCACTTCCCAACACGGCTCGAACCGCTGGAGCGCTTGAAGCGGCGGAAATTGATACCATCGCAGCGAAAGCCGTCGCGATACAGCCTTTCGCGAAGCTGCGCCACCGTAAAGAGCACCTTCATCTGCTTGCCGAGGCGGTACATTCCGTCCTCAAAAACAAACAGCCCACCGAGCAAACCTGCGTCAACCGGCTGCTCCACCGGCTCATCCACACGCACCGCCAGAAGCTCACCGTCACGCACACATACACCGTCATGCAATTCCACGTCGCTCGGCAAATACCCGAATTTGATGTAGGTGTTGCCGGCAAAGCGGTTAAACTCCTTGACGCTGTACTTGAACGTCACATTGACGACGCGGCGGCAATACTCCTTGCCACGCTTGTTGAATGTAAAATCCATACGCCGGTAGACCTTTTCATAGACCTCGCGCAGCTTGATAAGGTCGAGGCTGTAGTCCAGCGTATTGATAAAGCGCTTCGTATTGTATTCGCCGGCGCTCTCCCCGGAGGCGTACCGAACCGTATAGCCGGTACAGCGCTCCGAGGAGTAGTTGGCGAGAAACAGATCCTTTGCATCCGCCGATACGATATAAACGCCATTCGCCATTTACTCACCGTCCCGATTTTTCTTGGCGTCCGCAAGGCGCTTTTGCCTTGCATTTTCCAGTCTCGCCCGCGCCGCGTCCTTCTGCTCCTGCGTCATGTTCGTCTGCTTCTTCGGTCGCAGCCTAAACCACGACGCGGAGAGTCGCGCCACCAGCGAGCCGTCCTCATTGACGACGCGAATATCCACATCGTCTGGATATTTCTTCTTGAGGTCTTCGACCACCTTGATCCACTTCTTCTCTGACGTCGAGAACGTGGCGAATTTCTCACCCGCTACATGATCCCACGCGGTCTCCTTAAAATCATCCACACGCACGCACCTCCTCCGTGTCTCCAGCCAGCTCCGCGAGCCAGTCCATCAAAAGCGTCCGCATACGCCGCGACGGAATGTAGATCCAGATTTCCTTTCCGTCGCGAATGGCGCTGCGCCAGATCCATTGGATCATCTCGCCAAGCGCCCAACGATCCTCCTGCACATCGACGCCGTGTGCCTTGTAAAAGTTGCTGAGCACGGGATTAAAATAGTTGTTCACGCAAAAGGCGAGGTGGTCACGCTCGCGGTAGGCGTTGGTCGCCCGCGTGTTCCACGAAAGAAAGCCGCTCGTATATCCCTTTCCCTTGAGCGCGTCCTGATAGTCCTTGAACGTCGTCCACAGGTTTTTGGACGTCGGCGTCTCATACTTATGCTTGAACACATTCACGAGGTTATTTTTGAGCTGTTTGATATTCTCCTTGCCGCGACTTTTCGCGGCGCGGTCATACCACGACACGGAAAGCGCCGTGTCCGCGTCGCCGATGGCGTTGAGCTTGCGGTCGTCAAGCACATGGATTTTATCGCGCAGCGTCTTCACATACTCCGGCATCACCGGCACATCGCAAAATCGGTATTCTCCACGCTCGTATGTCGTCCCGATCTTTCGCACACGCACGCCGCCTATGTCAAAGTAGTATTTCTGCGGCTGAGCGTCAAAAAGATACGTCAGGATCGTCACGTCGCAAAACGCCTCAAATACCTCGATTGGGAACGTCCAGAGCATCATGCAGTCCTGATAAAGCGTCACATGGCCGGTATTCACCGTATCACGCAGCTCGTTGAATTTCCCGTCGTAGGTGTCGTCAGTCCACCGAACGCGGCCGTCGAGCGCATCAACCTCGATCACGCCGTTGCGCCGCAGCAGCCGAATATCCTGCGGAGATACTTCAAGATTTTCGTAAACCTTAGTCACCTCGTCGAGAATGAGCTTGTATCCACCCTCTCGCAGCAGTCGGATCGTTGTGTCGTTGTAGGTGTGAAAAAGTGCGTGCGTGCTTGCGATATTGCACCCGTGCGCGAGCTTTTCGTGCAGATCGTCCAGCTTGCGACAGCCAAAGTTCTTCGGATCATAAAACGCGCGCTCCGCGCAGCTTTGCTTGATGCGCTCCACCTCGGCGAGGTATGGCGTGATGAAAACATAGCGGCTGCCGGCATCCTCCTTCATCCGCGTGATGGCGGATTCTGTCTTCCCCGCGCCCATGATCATGTCGCACACGTTCACTACCATCGCGCCGCCCCCGTTCTGATTCTGAAATTATCTGCGATGCGGTCAAGCAGCACCGCGCGCGTCACAGCGCCGACGCCGCCCTTGCGCGCGGTGATCGTAATGTGACCGTTATATCGCAAAAGGGCATCGTTTTTTTCGTTGAATGAATTGCTGATGTCAACGATCAGCTTTTCGCACTTTGCGTTCGCCGGATAAAACTTAGCGTCACGCGCCGC